GGCTGGGAAGCTGAACCGGGTGAAGTGGGGGGAGCAGAAGCAGGTGGTGGCGCTGGAGGGGCTGACGATGGACCAGGCGTTGGGTGGATTTGCGAGTATGCTGCTGGAGAAGATGAGGGTGGTAGAGACTGTGCCCATGCAGGCAAGCGAGTCGACTACCGAATCTGAAAAAGACCCCTCTGAAAATTTGGCGGCGCAAAAAAATTTGCGGCTGTATCCTGTTGTGATTGACTTGGAAGTTTGATTATGGACAAAAATGCACCGATGACAATCACAGAATGGAAACGCGAGTGGGCAGCGTCGCCGGCCCCACTGTTTCCTCTGCCGCTGAGAGAGCGCATTCGGCTGGCGAAGGAACACGCGGAGCGCCATGAGCAGCGGCAAGATGCACTGTGGTCGCACCAGCGTTTCGCGCTGACCATTGGCGAACTACTCGATGCGGCGGAACGTGGGGCATAACTTATGCTAGAACCCGCCGACATCGCCAAGATGCGGTCATTGCCGATGGGCGATGTAATCAAGTTTTGGGATGCGTTGGAGAAGGAGGGCGCGGCGAGGGGGAGTCTTGACGGGGTTATCAGGGAGTTGTGCCAGAAGGATTTGTTCTACTTGCTGGTAAGGGTGTGCGGGCGAGTTGATATGCTGCATCCGTGGGTGTTTGCGAGGGTTCGGGAAGTTGAAGCGGAGCCGAATGGTCGCGTGGATTTGTGGGCGCGGGGGCATGGGAAGAGCTCCACTATCACTTTCGGCAAGACGATACAGGACATTTTGAATGATCCTGAGATCACGTTCGGGATATTCAGCCATACGAGGCCGATTGCCAAGGCGTTTCTGCGGCAAATCATGCGGGAGTTTGAGGGGAACAAGGTACTGCACAAGGCATTCCCGGATATTCTGTGGGGAATGGATACGCGGCAGAGTCCAAAGTGGTCGGAGGATGATGGCATTATCGTGCGCCGGAAATCGAATCCACCCGAAGCGACGATTGAGGCGTGGGGATTGGTGGATGGACAACCTACCTCAAAGCACTTCAAGGTTTTGCTGTACGATGACATTGTTGTTGAAGGTTCCGTGACGACGCCGGAAATGATCGACAAGACCATGAAGGCGCTTGAGCAGAGTTACAACCTGAGCAACGAGACATTTGTACGTCGGTTCGCCGGAACGCGCTGGCATTTCAACGATGCCTACCGGACGGTGATTGATCGAGGGACGGCGGTTCCGCGTGAGCATCCAGGGACTGTCGATGGGACGGAATACGGCGATCCGGTATTCTGGACGAAGGAATCCATCCTTGAGAAGCGTCGAGACATGGGTCCACACACGTTCGCTGCGCAGATATTGCTGAATCCGAAGGCGGATTCGCTCAAAGGATTCAAGCGAGAGTGGCTACGCTACTACTCAACTGCACCAACAAAGACGAACAACTACATCCTGATTGACGCGGCTTCCAGCAAAAAAAAGGGAAGCGACTACACCGCAATGTGGGTCGTTGGCCTTGGGACGGATGGAAACTACTACGCGCTGGACATTATCAGGGATCGTCTATCGCTGACGGAGCGGACAGAGCGCCTGTTTTTTTTACATCGAAAGTGGAAACCATTGCAGGTTCGCTATGAGAAGTATGGCGCGATGGCGGACATTGAGCATATCGAGACTGAGAAAGAAAAACAGGGATATCGGTTCGACATAACGGAAGTCGGCGGGCAGACAAGTAAGGTCGACAGGATTGGCCGGCTGATCCCGGTATTCGAGCAGGGGAAGTTCTACCTGCCAAAAACGCTGCATGTGACCAACTACGAAAAAGTCACTGTTGATCTGGTGCATACGTTCATCGAACAGGAATACATGCCGTTCCCTGTAGGTGTGCATGATGACATGGCAGATTCCTTGGCGCGACTGCTGGAACCGGATTTGAAGTTGGTCTGGCCGAAGGAAGAGGAAATCCGCGTCCGCCCTGAAGTGCATGTGGTGCATAAAGGGTGGCGATAAATGCCTTTAGTTGACATTTCCGCAGTATGGAATATGATTCCGCGAACCCTTGATAGGTAACGGTTATGGCATCCAAGTCCAAAGAAGTCAAGACAAAAGACGAGTTTGCTACTCTCCGTGAGCGATTCACCCGTGTCGCGGATATGTGGAACGACGACCGGAAGCGGTACAAAGACGACATGCACTTCCTGCACGTCGATCATTGGCCTCCCGGAGTCAGGCTGCAACGGGAAAGCGACCTGACGAATCCGCGCCTATGCCTTGAGATAGATCAACTCTCCCAATACCAGCGGCAGGTTATCAACGATTCAAGACAGAACCGCCCGCAGATCAAAGTCCGACCTGTGGATAGTTTTGCCGACATCGAAACGGCGAAGATTTACGACGGCCTCTGCCGTCATTGGCAGGAAGCCTCAAATGCCGATACCTGCTACGACTTGGCGCTCGAATGCGCTACCGGAGGCGGATTTGGATACTTCCGCATCCTCAAAGACTATCTTCACGACGGAACATTCGATCAGGATTTCCGTTTCGCTCCGATTTCCAATCCGCTGACGGTGTATTTTGGCGAACACATCGAAGTCGATGGGTCGGATGTAAAGGAAGTCTGGATTTGCGAGGAAATACCGAAGGAAGAATACGAGGAACGCTATCCAGGCAAGGAAACAACCTCATGGGAAGGCGAAGGAACAAAATACGGCGACTGGTGCGGCGAGAAAATCCGCGTTGCCGAGTTGTACGAACTGAAGTTGGTTCCGAAAACTATCCACCAGCTTGAAGATGGCACGATTTGTGACGACGACGAATATCAGGCGGCGGTGAAAGAAGGCATCCAAGTCCCGCCGATCATCGCAACGCGGGAAGTCAAGAAAAAGTGCCTGTACTGGTCGAAATTCAACGGTGCGGAGTATCTGGAAGAACCCCGCGAAGAACCAGGCGACCGTATCCCTGTTTTCCCTGTGTGGGCCAATGTCCATAACGTCGACGGCAAGGTAATCCGCCAGTCGATGATCCACAAGTCGAAGGATGCCCAACTCCTTTACGACTACGCTCAGACGGCATTTGCGGAGCGTGTTGGGCAGTCTCCCGAAGCGCCGTGGATTGCCGCCGAGGGGCAAACCGCAGGGTATGAAGATGAATGGGACGGCACTCGGAATGTGCGCGTCCAGCACTACCGCCCTGTCAGTCTTGACGGTAAGACATTGCCCCCACCGCAGCGTCAGAATCCATCGGATGTTCCGGCAGGCTTCGCGCAAGTCATGTCGCAAGCCGAGCATGGGGTGCAAACCTCGCTTGGCATGTACGCGGCGTCGATTGGGAAAAAGGGCAACGCCACAAGCGGAGTGCAGGAACAGGAGCAAGCCCGCAAAGGCGACGTATCCAGTTTCCACTACCACGACAACCTTGCAAGGGCTATCCGATCTGCGGGACGCTACCTTATTTCTGCTGCGCCGAAGGTTCTCGATACGCCTAGGACTGTGCGCATTCTCGGCATTGATGGCGAGGCAAAGAATGTGAAACTCGATCCGTCGCTGCCAAAAGCATCTGTATCGCAAGGGCCGAATCAGATATTCAACATCGGCGTCGGCGTCTATGACGTTGTTGTTGATGTCGGCCCGTCCTACCAGACCAGCCGGCAGGTATCCGCCGCTGGAATGCTGGCACTTGCGCAAGCCGATCCTACGATGTGGCAGACGCATGGCGACCTGATTGCAGAAGCCCAGGATTGGCCGGAAGCGCAGCGGTTTGCTGAACGCTCTAAGTTGCTGCTGCCGCCTCCGGTATTGGCTGCGGAAGAAGCGAAGAAAGAATCCTCGCCTGAAGTCGCACAGGTCAAGATGCAGGCCGAGCAGGTTATCGGGCAGAAGGACGAGGCTATCAATGTCGCCGCTGATGAGATTGAACGCTTGCGCCAAGAGAACCAGAAACTCACCGTCGCTGCGCAACAGGCTGGACTGAAAGCGCAACAAGCTGCGCTGGAATCGCAAGCCACTGAAATCAAGGCCGCACAGGATGCGCTGAACCTGAACTACAAGATTGCAGACCTGGAGTTGCAGTTGCAGGAACAGCAAGCCGTGCAGCATGTCAATGAAACGATGCAGGCTACACAGCAACCGGAACCTGCTGAACCTGTGGAGCCAAAAGAGCCTCCATTGGACGTTAATCAACTACTGCAAACTGTTGCATCCATGCAGAGTACGGATACGTCAGTAGTTACCTCACAACTGAGTGCGGCAGTTGATGCGTTGACTCAAGTAGCAGCGTCCATCGCACAACCGAAACACAAGACCGGAAAGGCCGTTAAACAGCCAGATGGAAGTTTTATCATGGAATCTATTGAGGAGACAACCAATGTCATCGCTTAAAGGGCAAGTCGGGGAATTGACTATGGCTGTGCAAATCACTCGTGCATCCACAGGAAAGACAGAAGATGTCACATTAACAAGTGCAATAAACGCTGAACAACTCAAGCAATTACAGGACGCAAACATTATTCCAAAGGAGAAGAGCGATGTCAGTCACTCACAGCACAGCAAGTAAAGACGCCGCTACCAATGCGGTGGTAGATCAACTCGACGGCGCGGGCAGCAAGCTCGTGTTCCGTATCTCGCCGTCCTCGGTTGCCTCTCCTGGCACCGCCGTTGCAACGCTGACCTGTGCCACGCCGGCTTTCGGCGCGTCGTCCTCAGGCACTGCGACAGCGGGCGCTATTGCCAGTGATACCAACGCGACCGGGAACGCCTCTGCCGTTGCTTACGCCACGCTTCAGACCTCCGGCGACGTGATAGCGATCCATTGCGCCGTAGCTGCTTCCGGTTCGGACATTGACATGACGAACGGGCTGACAGTTGCTGCGGGTGATACGGTTTCTTGTTCGAGCCTGACATACGCCGCACTTAGCGCGTAATAGTAGGGAATAGTTGACATGGCCCTGATCTACGCAGATCGCGTCAAGGAAACGTCGACCACCACCGGTACCGGCACCTACACGCTGGCTGGCGCTGTCACGGGTTATGAGGCGTTCTCCGCTGTCGGTAACGCAAATACCTGCTATTACTGCGCGACGGATGGGACGGACTGGGAGGTTGGGTTAGGCACTTACACCGCATCAGGGACGACGCTGGCACGCACGACGATCCTTGCCAGCAGCAATTCCGACGCGGCGGTGAATTGGGCGGCAGGAACGCGAGATGTATTCGTTGCTCTGCCGGCTGTCGCCATCACCGCGCTCACGAACGCTGCGAGCAAGGAAAACGATTTCCGTCTGACGCTGACGACCGGAGTTCCTGTTACGACGGCGGACGTTACCGGGGCCACGACGGTTTACTGCACCCCCTACTGCGGCAACCGCATATCGCTGTATGACGGGGCCAATTGGGTTACGCGAACATCTTCCGAGTTCTCGCTTGCGCTTGGGACTCTCACAGCAAACCGCCCGTATGACGTTTTTTGCTACGACAATGCCGGCACGCCAACGCTCGAATTTCTGGTCTGGAGCAGCGACACCGCGAGGGCCACGGCGCTTGTTTATCAAGATGGCGTATTGGTCAAGAGCGGGGCGACCACGCGGCGTTATCTCGGTACATTCTGGACGACCAGTACCACGCAGACACAGGACGCGATAGCGGGGCGGCATTTGTGGAACTATTACAACCGTGTCCGCAAAGACATGCGGGTCATGGAAGGCACAAACACTTGGACCTACACCACCGCGACAATTCGGCAGGCGCGGGCAACGGCCAGTAATCAACTTGATTTCGTGGTCGGGGTTTCAGAGGATTCGGTACGGGCCGATGTTGCGATTTCGTCCTCCAACTCCAGTGCCAGTGTTGGGCGAACGGTCGGCATTGGCCTTGATTCAACCACCGCGCTTGCTGCGGAGTGTATCGCGCAATCAAGTGCCGCAGGGGCGGGCGCTCGTTCTGGAACCTCCGCTTATTTTGATTCGCTGATTGCGGTAGGACGGCACACGCTGGTTTGGTTGGAGTGGTCCGTTGCCACCGGAACGACGACATGGTACGGCGATAACGGCGGGGCATCCGTGTTCCAAAGTGGCATCATCGGGAGCATTTCATGTTGATTGAACAACTCGACCAGTTAATCCGCGCCGTTTGCCCGATTGACGGGATTGATTCGGCAGGCGGCATCAACTACCGCGCCGAAGCGACGACAGAACAACGCCGGGCCGCACAAACGGTGATGACTGATAACGTCGGCAAACTTGGGCCGGCGAGTCCTCGCGCAGAGGAAATCAAGCAGCGGCTGGCCCAGATTGATACAGACTCCATTCGTGCGCTCAGAGCCAAGGGGACCGGCAGCGGCAAGGCAGCGGATGACGCACGATTGAAGGAGCTCGACGACGAGGCCGCTACGCTGCGGGCGGAACTGGCAGAACGGTAAGCCATGATTAGCGGATACCCGATATCCGCCGCGCCGATCAGCGCGAGTGGATCGCAAGAACACTTAACTGCCGGCGCTCTCACGGGGCAGGGTTCAACGGTTGCCGGGTCGGCAACGAGAACACGGGTTCATGCCACTTCGGGCGCGTTGATCGGGCCGGGTTCTGCTGTAACCGGAGCCACTAGCAGCGCGACAGAAAGACCGTCCGCTGGTGCGCTAATCGGGCAGGGGTCGGTTGTTGCCGGTTCGGCAGCGCATATAGCGAAGCATGCAACAACGGGCGATCTAGTTGGGCCTGGTTCGGTAATAACTGGTTCTGTTGCGCGAACGAGGCAGCATGAAACCGATGGGGCGCTCGCAGGGGCAGGCGCTACCGTTGCAGGAACTGCGGCCCATATCGCCAAGCATGCAACGAGTGGGATTCTGTCCGGGGCCGGATCGACAGTCACTGGAGCGACATCAAGCGCGACCACAAGGCCATCATCCGGCGTTCTGATCGGTGCAGGATCAGCAGTCTCTGGCGTTTCTGCACGAACCAGGATACATGCCACTGACGGCGCACTAGTCGGGGCTGGCTCTGTTGTTGATGGATCAGCAAGCAGCGCAACGACTAGGACATCATCTGGCGCGCTGGTAGGCGCTGGCTCGACCGTAGCAGGAACCGCTGCACATGTTGCGAAACACACGACAAGCGGGGCGCTGATCGGCCAAGGCGCGGTTGTTGTCGGTGCTATAGCCCGGACAAGGATTCACGCCGCAACCGGAGCGATCATCGGCGCAGGGTCTGCGGTTGATGGGACGGCGGCGCATATCGCTATCCATGCGGCAACCGGTGCGCTGATTGCTGCCGGATCGGTAGTTGAAGGAACTTCTGCGCGGTATCGGGCGCACGTTACCAGCGGAGTACTTGCGGGGCAGGGGTCTACCGTAACCGGAACTAGCGCGGTCATCCGCACACATGCAACCGATGGCGTTCTGATTGGTCAAGGGTCAGTTATTGTTGGGCAAGCGGACAAGAGTGGTGCAGTTACTCACGATACAAGTGGTGCACTTTCTGGGTCTGGATCGGTTGTTGCTGGAACTTCAGCGCATGTTGCAATACATGCAACCAGTGGTGTTTTGATTGGTCAAGGATCAATTGTAGTAGGAGTAGCACGAGGGCCGTCTATAGTAGTAGAAAGTGGAGGATGGGAAAATCTACCGCATCCAAAGCGCAAAACAAAAGAAGATGTCAGGCAAGAACGAATAAAACTTGGGATATTTCCTCCTGACGTTGCCAAAGTTGTTGTTGATGCAGTATCAAAAGTTGTTGAAACTCGCACGATTGCTAATCCAGAAATTGATCTGGCAAGAGCGGAACAGGAAGTCAGGGCCGAATTATCGTTAATCAAGAAAAAATGGAGTAGTGATTACATTCAGCTTCTATCTATAGAATATGCAAGGATCGAGCAAGAAAGTGAAGATGCACAAATCGCAATGTTGCTTTTTGATATGTAACACCACTCACATGAGGAAACCAAAATGTCCGAAGAAGCCGTAGTCGACGTACCCGTTGCACCTGTTGCCGCCGTAACCGAGGCTCCTACTGCCGCAGAAGCGCCTGCCCCTGTCGAGCCTCAAGAGCCAAAACCGGCACCGACCGCAGAAGAATTGCAGAAGAAGTTCGACCGTGACGCGGCTATGCAACGCCGCAGGTACGAGAAGGATTTGCAAGCGGAACGGGAAGCCCGTATCCGGCTTGAGGAGCGTTTGGCGCAACACGCTCCAGCACGTCCGGCAGACCCAGGAATGCCGACTATTGACAAGTTCGATAATTTCGATGATTATGTGACTGCGAAAGCAGAATACATCGCATCGAAGAAGATCGAATCCACTCTTTCCGAACACGAAAAGAGGCAAGCAGCAGAAAAAGCGCAGGCGGCGCAGGAACAAACCGTCGAAGGCTGGAACAAGCGGGTAGCCGCCGCCGACATACCGGAATTCCACGATGTTGTGGCAGCGTCCGATGTGCCGATGACAAGTGTCATGCAGCAAGCGATTATGGAAAGCGAGAACGGGCCGAAACTGGCGTATCACCTAGCCACGAATCCCGCAGACGCCGAACGAATCGCTGGAATGACGCCCATAGGGGCGGTACGCGCACTCACGCTAATTGAGGAAGGCTTGAAGAAGCCTGTAGCAGTATCAAAAGCTACGCCACCCATTACGCCGGTTGGCTCGAAAGCTACGTCGATCAAGTCCTTGTTGGACGTGAAAGACTACGACGAGTTCAGCAAGCGACGGGCGGCTCAAATCGCCAAACGGCGATAACCTCATATTAGGAGCATCTCATGTCAAACGTTTTTGTTGTAACCGATCTGGTTGCCAAGGAATCGCTGCGCATCGCGCACGAAAAGGCCCAGTTCATCGGCACCGTGGATCGTCAATACGATTCGTCTTTCACCTATGATCCGGGTCGCGGCGCTCATGGTCAAACCCTGCGCGTTAAGTCCCCGAACATGTATACCCGCCGCACGGGTTCCCGCGTCATGGCCGTTCAAGATCAGGCCGAAGCCTCGCAGACCATCACCGTCGCAACGCAGGACGGCGTTGATATGCGCTTCAACTCGGCTGAACTGATCCAGTCCGTCGACTCCGATGGTGCTTTCGATGAACTGTCGCGCAAGTACATCCAGCCGGCTATTTCTTCGCTGGTGTCCGGCATCGAAGCCGATTTCCTCGCCTACGCGACCAAAGCGACCTACAACTGCGCTGGTACTGCCGGCACCCCGTTGGCTGACCTAGCTGCCGTCGGTGCGGCACGTGCCAAGCTGAATCAAGGTCTGGCTCCGAAGGATGGCAGTCGCTTCATTCAGTGCGACTCCGTGACGATGGGCGGCATGGTCAATGGTCTGAAGGGTCTGTTCCAAGATTCCTCGCAAATCAAGGAACAGTACCGCGAGGGCATGATTGGTCGCACCGCAATGGCCGACTGGTACGAAAACGACCGTATGTGGACGCTCACCAATGGTTCCGACGTAACCTGCACGATGGCTGCTGCTGCTGCTGTGGTTGATGGTGGCAATGTGATGACGATGGCTTCCCTCGCAGCAGCTCCTGCTACCGGCGCGGTATTCACCGTTCCAGGCATCTATGCTTGCCACCCGGAAACGAAGGCATCGCTCGGCGGTCTCCAACAGTTCGTTGTGACTGCTGGTACGACTGCGATCCAGACCGTTTCTC